TTACGACACTTGTTTGGAGATGATTCTACACCACGAAGGTGGTTATGTAAATCATCCGAAAGACCCTGGCGGCGAAACTAATCTCGGCGTCACTAAAAGGGTATGGGAAGAGCATGGTGGCGAGAAAGACATGAAAGACCTAACGGTTGAGGATGTCGCCCCCATCTATAAGAAATCATATTGGGATAGAGTAAAGGGCGATGATTTGCCTGATGGACTTGACCTTTGTGTTTTCGATTTTGGCGTGAATGCTGGTACAGGTAGAGCAGCGAAATACCTACAGAGAATGATTGGCACAACTGTCGATGGTGGCATCGGGCCCAATACTCTTAAAGCGCTTGAAGCGTATGTACAAGTCGAAGGACTTGCAGCAACGATTGATACATATCAGTCGAATCGTCAGAAGTACTACGAGAAACTATCAACCTTTGAAACATTTGGAAGGGGGTGGACTCGTAGAGTAGTGGAAACTACTTCATCGGCACATAAACTTGCCAAAAACTCTTGACTTTCCAGTAACTTAATGTTACTATAAAACAATGATGAGGGGTGACACCTCTCTCTCTCAACTCTCTCTCGCAGTTGCCCCTCATCATCCTAAGCGGATATCGTATAATGGTATTACCTTAGATTTCCAATCTAATGACGATGGTTCGATTCCGTCTATCCGCTCCAACTTTTTTGCTAAGTCCTTGATTTTCAAGGACTTTTTTTTTCATTTTTCTCTTGACATTTGTTATTAAAGCAAGTATAATAGCTATATAAGATAAAGAAAGGACTTATTATTATGATTAAAAATTTGAATATACCAGAAATATGTGGATGGTTAGGAATGATTCTTATCCACGGAGCGACTGCTCCAACATCAATCTCTGTTCTAATGGGATGGTCAACTAACTTGCCACCATTGAACTTCATACTATTAGTATGGTTAGGATTGTTCTTGTTCCTAGTAAGGGCGATATACGCCAAAGATACTTTGTACATTGTATCTAATGCGATTGGATTTGCCTTGAATACCTTGTTGTTAAGTTTGATTGCATTTAATTAAAAAAAGACTTGACTTGTTATGAAAACAATGGTATGATCTATATAGAAAGTGAGAAGTGATTCGTATGAACTACATTGAAGTTATCGGTGGAAACAAGTTTCAGAAGCAGACTGCTGAGAAGGTTGTACAGAAGATGATTGAGACACTTATGCCTCGTATGAGGACACTAGAGATTACAGTCAACATCAAGAAACTGACAGGTGATGCTGTTGGTTGGTGTATGCAAGAAGATACTAATCGTGAGTTTACGATTGACGTTCATAACAAACTGACACTGAAAGATTTTGTGACTACTATCTGTCACGAGATGGTTCATGTAAAACAGTATGCTCGTAATGAGATGAGTTGTTATGGTGGCAAATGGAAGAAGAAAAAGATTTCAGATGACACTGCATACTATGATCTTCCTTGGGAAAAGGAAGCATACAGAATGCAAGATAAACTTGCTCAGATAGTGTGGGATGCAGATGTACTCTAAAGAAATAAGAAACAGAATCAAGTTATCAATAGCGGCATATGCATATGAGTTTGAAGATGACGCTATCATGTCAGACCATGAGTTTGATGAATTGAGTTTGAAAATAAATCCAGAAGAAAAAACTGGAAATGATTTAATGGATAAGTTCTTCAAAAATCATTTTGAAGCACATACAGGAATGTGGATTAGAAAACATCCAGAGATAAAGAGGTTGCATTCCCTGTATAAAAAATACTACAAAACCTCTTGACAATGTATTGACATCGTGTTAGTATTGCTATGTAAGATGAGAATGAAAGGAAAAAAAGTTATGGAACAAGTTGCAGTTATTCACACAGCGTTTGAGGATTCACCATCAACCGTTGCGTTTGTAAACGTGAAAGAGGATATGACTTTGAGTGAGAAACTTGAGTATGCATATCGTTGGACACAAAATATCTTTGACAGTTGGTCATTGAAGATGCCAGAAGATGGTAACGAGGATGTTACCGTTATGGGTGATATCTCTAGTGGATACGGTTTACGTTCTACTTCAGTTGGTGACCAAGTTCTGGTTGGTACGGAGAAATATGTTGTTGCTCCGTGTGGTTTTGAAACTCTTGAAGGGGAGAGAATATAATGGGTAAAGTGAAAAGTATGATGATGGATGTAGAAGAATTTGTGTATGACTTCTACACTGCTGATGGTGAGGCACTTGAATCACCTAAAGTGATTATCGAAAAGGCAATCGAAGAGTTTGGATGGTCATTCGGTTCGTATGCCAGTGAGGTGATTGAGAACGCCGAAGAACAAAACGGTGCTTCTTGGGATTGGAATAAATCTGTATCACAGAATCTTGTTGGATACGAGATTGATGATTCAATTCCTTACTAGTATAATAATTGTTATAATGTTAAGTGGATGCACATCAACTATCGAACTCGCCGCTAACCTACATAAGCAGTGTTATCTGAGGACGATAGGTGGTTGCCCCACTGACGGAATAGGAGAATGGAAATGGTAAAAGTTGTTATTGGAACAATTGGTATTCTAGGACTTGCAAGTTGTAACTATGCAGTTGCAGATTCGCCGTGTGATTACGTCAAGGATGTACAGACGAATTGGACACAGCAAATCGAAAAGACTTCAAATATTGATAAGAAGGTTTTTCCATATGTTGAGGACACTCGTAAGTGCATTATGACTATGGACGTTACCATAGATGGACAGACCTACCCCGCTGAGGGTTCTTATGTGTTTGGGCCTGATATGAGTGAGAATGATGCTTGTGATAACGCCACAGTGAACGCTAAGAAGTCGGTTATTTCAGAAGTATCCCCAGAGATACTATCTGCTAAAACTGAGATGAATTGTTCGATTCAAGAAAATCCAGTGGTTGCAGAAGCACCCACAGAAACAGTAACTATCCAAGAAGGTACGCCAGTTGAAACTGAAACAGTTATTTCTAGAAAAATTGTTGACAGAAGTACCAATAATGTGGTACAGTACATACCAGATAGAAAAACTATCAATATCGGTGGATTTACTATTGGGTTCAATCATGGTAGAGAAACAGGCAAGTGTTACTACAATTGGTCAACTGATGGAACGGAATGTTACTAATGGTTAAGTTTTTAATTGGACTTGTGTGTGGTATTGTTATGATAACATACTATCCACAGATAGGGTCAGTATTGAGTGATGTATTCATTGATACTGGCATTCGTGATGACTTAGTGAACTTACTGGAAGGGGTTTAGATAATGAATAAAGTCATGTTACTTGGAGCGGTTGCACTACTTGGTGCTTGTAGTTCCAATAAAGTAGTGGAGACAGCAATGACTGTTCCACCAAACGCTGTCGTAGACGCAGAAACATATGTCTACAAATCAAAGGTAGTAAATGAACAGATTGAGGTTATGCCTGATTGGTTCAAGAAAATGCCAGAAAGCGAAACTGCAATCTATTCCACAGGAACAGCAGCGACTACAGATTTACAGTTGTCTATTGATCTTGCGGTATTGAATGCAAAGACTACACTCGCAGATAGAATCAATGGTCGTGTTCGCTCTCAAACCAAATCTTTCGTTGCAAAGATTGGTAATGAAGAAACTGCATCAGTGATGTCAGAGGTAGAGAAGGCAACAAAGAACATTATTGCAGATGTGGATGTTGCTGGATACAAAGTGTCGGAAACAGAGATTGTTTCTAATGGCCCAAAGTATCGTGCATATGTACTCTTGGAGTATTCCGATAAGGAAGCGAACAAGATTATTATGAACCGACTCCGTAAGGATAGGATGCTTCTGTCAAAAATTCGTTCTACCAATGCGTGGAAAGAACTTGATGAATCAGTTAATGAGCAACATGAGAATGATGCTATAGAATCAGAAAACAACATGAAGGTACTTTCGCAATAATGTTAAAAGAACTACTCGTTTCGTTTATTACGTCTATCTCACCAGCATCTGCCGACATCCCAGACCAAACTCTGGATGCTTGGCAGACTGATCAGGCGTATTGTCTCGCAGAGAATGTATATCACGAGGCACGAAACCAACCCGCCGCTGGACAAATGGCAGTGATGTCTGTGACAATGAATCGTGTCAAAGACCCACGTTTCCCTAATACTATTTGCGAGGTGGTTCGTGAAGGGCCTCATCGTCCTAGTTGGAAGGGTACAGGTGAAATGATTCCTGTACGTCACCGCTGTCAGTTCAGTTGGTATTGTGATGGTAAATCAGATCGTATCAATGACATGACAACATTTGATGATATTTTTGTCTTTACATTGGGGTTAGTTGATGGTACAATAAGGGTAATGGATGTCACACAAGGTGCAACACATTATCATGCAGATTATGTATCACCAGCGTGGGCAAAGACTAAAACTAAAACGATAGAGATTGAAGATCATATCTTCTATCGGTGGGAGATTGCAGAATGAACATTTTCTATCTAAACAACGATGCAAGGGTTTGTGCCCAGATGCACAATGACAGTCATTGCAGTAAGATGATTATTGAGTACGCTCAATTGATGTCTACTGCACATCGTGTGCTTGATGGTACAGAATACTATGACAGAACAAAGAATGGTAGACGTATCAAACGGTGGCGTTTAGATGATGATGTTATGGAAACAACTCTGTACAAGGCATCACATATCAACCATCCAAGTGGTATCTGGACTCGTAAGTCAAAACAGAACTACAGGTGGTTGTATGATATGTGGACTGAACTGAATACAGAGTTCATGTGGCGATACGAAAAGAACGTGCCACATGAGAGTTTTCGCAAACTGCATGAGGTTCTTGCAGATGCACCAAAACATATGTATGATTCTGGTTTCTGTGAACCATATCCAGCAATGCCTGATGACGTAAAGAATCCATCGTCAATCAAGAGTTACAAGGACTACTATATAAAGTATAAGCAACATCTTGCAAAATGGAAAAAGAGAGGCGCTCCTTTCTGGTACGAGGTAAACAATGTCGCATGAATATGACGGTAAAGGAAAATCAGACTATTGGAATTATGAGAATCCATCTCTACGAGCAGAGATTGGACAACTCAAGAAAGAAATTGAACTGCATAAGATAGACAGTCATCACCTGACGGATGCGTACTACAAAGTACTAAATAGAAATACAGAACTCATTAAAGAGAATGAGACATTGAAAAAACAATTGAATATACAGGAATAATATGCCAAATTATGATTTTGAGGACAAAAAAACTGGTGAGGTGACAACTCACATGATGAGTTGGAAAGACTTAGACCAGTTTATAAAAGACAATCCCAACTTAACAAGAGTTATTACTGCACCCCATATTGTGGGTGGACTTGGTAGCGGTGGTGTAAAACCAGGCGGTGGTTTGGATGAGGTATTCTCCAAAGCAGCAGAGGCGCATCCAGGCAGTCCACTTGCAGACAGATACGGTAAGAGAACTATTAAACAGGTAAAGACCGATGCAATTGTTGAAAAGCATCGTAAGAAGTGGAGAAGTAAATAATGGCAAAAGCAAAAGATATTCGCATTGACAATATGGTATCTGTCAGTGCAGTTACAGACAACCAAAAGAAAGCATTTGCTGATTACAAACTTGGCAAGAACCTTTTTCTATATGGTGCCGCTGGTACAGGTAAAACCTTTATCACGTTGTATATGGCACTAGAAGAAGTTCTTAGAAACGAATCAAAATACGATACGGTGTACATCGTAAGAAGTGCAGTACCAACTCGTGAGATTGGTTTCTTGCCGGGCGATGAGGAAGATAAGACAGCGTTGTTCCAAGTACCTTACCAGAATATGGTGAAGTTCATGTTTGAACAACCAAACGAACAAGCGTTTAGTCTGTTGTATGACAGATTAAAGAATCAAAATTCATTAATGTTCTTGACAACTTCCTTTTTGCGTGGTATAACATTAGATAACGCAATCATCATTGTGGATGAGGCACAGAATCTAAACTTCCATGAACTGGACACAATCATTACTCGTGTTGGTATGGATTCAAAGATTATGTTCTGTGGCGATTTCTTTCAAAGTGATTTGCAGAAGCACGTAGAGAAAGAAGGCATCAAACACTTTATGAGTATTCTTAGAGGAATGCAATCATTCTCAAATATTGAGTTTACATTGGGCGATATTGTTCGCTCTGGTATGGTGAAAGAATACCTTATCAGCAAGATTAAGAAAGAACAAGAGGATGGGTAAAAAGAAATCAAGGGCGCATCAGACTTCCAAAGGGGAACGCAGATGTGTCGCAAGAGATATTGTCAAAGCAACTCGCAAAGACTATATGCAAAGCACCGAAAGGTTGGATAACCAACTCGCTGCTTTTCTAAGGGGTA